TTATTTCGTAGTAATCAAGCCGTCTGGTTCTACCCTGAACTCTGGCTTGTCTGCCATGCTGCCGTCTGATTTAATGTAATACCAGCCTTGACCTGCTCTGATGAATTCATTAGATACCATGTTTCCACCCTTGCTGTCGAGATAGTACCATGTATCCTTATACTTGACCCAACCTGTCTTCATGGCACCCTCTACGTCGAAATAGTACCACTTCTCAGCGATTTTCTTCCAGCCTGTGGCCATCTCGCCTGATTGGTCAAAGTAGTACCAGTTGCCGTCAGAGTGCTTCTTCCAGCGGTCTGCAAGCATGTAGCCTGAACCGTCGAAGTAATACCAGGTTCCGTTGATTTTCTCAAACTTATCTTTAGGATAAGAGCCGTCTGAGCGTACATACCAGTAGCCTGTATCATTTTTCTGCCAGCCTGTTTCAGCGCCTAGGCCGTTCTCAATATCTCGCTTAAACTGTTCACGGCTAACGCCCCATTTAGCAAGATAAGGATACGGGTCAACGTGGTCGCTACTGTTATCCGGCTGGTTATTGGTACAGTATTCATGCGTTTTGATACCTGCCAAGTCGTCTGTATCAAGAGTTTTCGGCAAACCTGCTTCATCTGCTAGATTTCGTAGCAATTCGATATAAAGACGATAGTCTGTCATGAACTCTTCTTTAGTTGAATGGCTTTCAATCAATTCAACTGCTGCATAGGTCTCAGCATTCCAACCTCCTCCAACGTCCCACATTCCCTTGTTTACAGGTCCTACTTGCATGACACGGCCGTTACCAACGACATGAGAAAAGAACCCGAGTCCAGGGTCCTTTCTGTAGTGGTAATCTGCTTCATTTTGAACAGTTGAGTTTCGGTTGCCTGTTGAGTGGGCATGAACCTGACGGAAAGGCTCAAACCCAACAATCGGCAAGTCCGTGCGTAGTCTACTTGTATCAATATCCATGCCTATTCCTCACTTGGTTTCTCATAGTCTAGTGCTCGTGTGCTGTCTGTGATTCCGCTTGTAGTTGGGTCATTAACCAAACCGATAGCAGTCAAGAATACGAAGACCGCATTAACAAGCAAAATCAGCTTGTTGCCGATATCACCCAAATCCAGATGATATCCAAAGACTGCTGCACCAGCTTGCAAGACAAGCAAGAGGGCTGGAATGGCAGTCAGCCAAAAGAATTTATTTTGTAATCGTAGTTTCCAGTTAATCATGTATGTTTTCCTTTCTTTTACGGTAATTTTGTAGGCCAAGGCTCATCTGTCAAGTATGAGATAGCGCTCACACGAATATCTCCAATATCTCGGTTAGTTGGGATGTCTTCGTTAAATGTGAATTGAATGAAATTAGAGTCAGATTTACCACCTAAATACCAAATACCATATGGTATACCCTTATCGTCATAAGTTGGTCCTACAAGCGAAGTTTCACTTCTAAAACCTTCGGGAATACCGCCACTACCAATGACTTTAACGCCTTTATCGCCTGTACTATTGTGCCGAACAAAACCTTTACCGTTTCTTCTCACAATACCAAACCAACCGTACTGAAGACCTCCGAAGTTATAAGTGACAAGATTGTTAACCCTTCTAATTTTAATAAATGAACTTTTATCGCCGATTATTAATTTTGAAACTGAATTTAACGTCCTCCAACCAGTATCACCAATCAAGACACGCCAGCCTGTGTTATCGTTCCCTTTTTCTTTTATCCATTTCAGAGCACCGTTCGTCACGTTGACATCCACATAGGTCGTACCGATTTCGGCTGTGATACGGCCTTCTGGAGAGCCTGTGCCACGGATTTCATGCCCTACGTTGTCTGGCAATGGTAGAGTGACATTATTACCCCCGGTAATTCCAAGGGTATTTCCTGTCAAAGTCAGCCTTGGTTCAGGCTTTTGGTTCAGCACCTTCACATCACGGCCAACAGCTTGAGCGAATGCTTCTAAATTGCTCATTTCGCTCACGCTTTCGCTGCGTTATATGTCGCTACCAGGTCAAGGTTGGCAAATTCGTCGATACGACGGCCTAGATCAGCCAATTTTTGCACAACTGCTCCTTCAGTGCTACCGCTCAATTTAGCGATTTCCTCAGCGAGCTCTTTAAGCGTATTGAGATTTTCAGGCACTCCATCACCTAGAAGATCATTCTTAACTGCGGTTTTTGCCTGCTCAATAGCTTGCATTAACGTAGCGTTGTCAATCTTCGTATCAATTAACTGTTTCATCGCCTTGTTATCCGCTCCCAATGCCGAAGCGAATGCGATTAATTTACTTGTATCCATAATTTATCATACCTTTCCAATATTGTAGTAAAAAAGTAAGTCAGGAATCTCCTGACATGCTCCACCTTCGCTTACAGGTCGTTCTGCAAGCTGTTTTTTTACTTCTTCTGCGATATCCAACTCCTTGAGAGCATGGACCTCCTCTGTGACCAATTTCTTATCTGAAGCCACTATCTTGATATGCGTAGCCTTATCGCTTGGAAAAATATATCCGCCAGCGCTAATCTCTAACCGATATTTCCCAACAGGCAAGATAGCATCCAGATTAAAATTCACGCTTGAGTTTGTGACAGTCACCTTCTTCTTCCACTGGTGCTTGTCCATGGTCAGACTAACGACCGCCACCTCCCCTTCCAGAGAGGAGACGGCTCGATAGTCTTCGTCTAAAAGGACAAATCCAAAGGTAGAAGCTACATCACCCTGCTTGATGAGGTAACCGCCATCCACTTGTGCGAGATTGGTCGTATTGAGATTACAGACCATTCTGCGCCCCTTTCTTAGCTTTTGCTCTGAATCAACGTTTTCAACTCTCTGACATCTTCACCTAACGACTTAACTTGTTCTGCAAGAACTAAGATAGCCTTGTTCTGTTCGTCATGGTTATCTAGTCGTTTGTTTGCAGATCTTTTAAATTCGTTCAGATTCTCGATATCTTTCTCTAAAACCGTGAGACGATTCTCTTGTTTGGTCGCTCGGTCTTTCATTGAGAAATAAAGTCCGATGACAGGAATCAGAGAGAGGAAAATTTGGACAATTAAACGTTCAAATTCTGCCATAGTCACCTCCATTATTAGTTAGGTGTAACTGTTGTAGCAGAAGGTTCCGTTATTGTTGGAGTTACGGTAGCTGTCGTAGAAACTGCAGCAGCTGATGCGACAGTAGGCTCATTTGGTGCTTTCGGTGCACTAAACTTCCAAGTTGCTAGAACGCCATTCTGGTAAGGTGTTCCTTCAAGTTGAGCAAGGGTTTCTCCTTGATAAGTAAATGACTGATTGGTTTGAATCAAGATGCGCTTACCTTCTCCATAGACTTCAGTGTGGTTAGGGTCTTCAACCGCAAAGATTGAACCTGGCTCATAAACTTTACCAACTTCAGCAAGTGGGAAGAGTTCAACCATTTCTTTATAGGTCGTGCCATAAGAGACTTTTTCACCCATAATTGAATCTTGAGCCATCACTCGTACCACCTTAGTAATGCGATTCGCAAGTGCTTCAAGGTCGTTTTGCTTCGCTTCTGCTTGGCTCAATTTCTCTTGGGTTTGTTCAAGATTGGCTTGAGCTTGAGCTACTTTCTGCTCAGCTTGTTCCAATTTAGCCAGAGTCTGCTCTAATTTAGCCTGCGCTTGTACAATGGCGCTTGTTGGATCCAGCTCAGTACGGATATGGTCCAGCACTGCTTGAATCAGCACCTCTTCATTATCATTTGTGCGGTTGCCTGGCAATTCAACACGCTCATAGCTGTAGCGTCCAGGTTCTTCTTTCTCAATCGTTACGATTGTGACATTCTTTTCCCCTTTTAAGGTTGGGCTTCCTGTTAATTTGTAAGTCATTAGTTAGTTCCTTTCATTTTTGCTTGTGTTTCTTCGAACAGTTCTTTAAGCGCTGGGTCATATTCCAGTACAGCTTTAAAGGCTTGCAATTCAGCCAAAGCCAGCGTATAGTGCGCTTCTAAATGCGCACTATTCAATTCACCTTCTCTCAAGCGATTAGCGAGCGACTCAGCGACTAGCTTGTCGATTATGTGATTATCCATGTAGTTTCTCCATTTCTTTGATTTTCTGGTCTAGTTCTTGGACAGCCTTCAGCAAGTAGGGTACGAATTTTGAAAAGTTGATAGACAGATAAGATGTTGTTTCATCTATTTCAATTGCTTCAGGTACTACCTTCTGTACTTCCTGCGCAATCAAACCAACCTCTTCATGCTTCTGGCTCTCGATGAAATCAAAAGAGACCATGTTCAATGCTTGGATTTTATCCAAGGCATTAACTGGACTCTCTTTAATATTTTCTTTCAAGCGTCTATCTGAACTCGAAGTAATACCAGCATAACCTCTCCATTTGGATGTAGTGATTTGATTCCACCAGACGACAGCATTCTCTCCTCCAGCTGGATTTGACCCAGCACCATAAACATCTGCATTTCCTGTCCAGATACCTTTGGCAGCATTAATCTTGCTGTAGAAATTAACGTTTGTAGAGCCAGAAAAGTCAACTTTCCCATAAAAGCTAACTGTATTCTTACAATACATCTGCCCATCTGTGTCCACATGCCAAGAGTTCGGTCCTGCTTGGTTCCAGTTATTGCCCCAATTGGCCCAGAAAGCTGTCTTAGTACCGCCACCTGCTCCATTCCCCATACCAACTGAGAATTGATTAACACCAGAAATCCAGCGTCCACCTCCATTGTCAAACTGACCCAAGGTGAAACCTCCAATTTCGCCTTGATAGGCTTGTAAGAAGGTTGAGCTAGATACGACAGATTCAATTTTAGTTGTGAAGATTTCCTTAGATGTCAGCTTGTCAATCAAGGCATCTCTAGCTGTCAGATTCTTGATTAAGGCATCATCTACGCTGATTTTATCGCCTGTGATGGCACCTGCTTTAATCGTATCTGCAGTCACAGACCCAGCTGCTAACTTCCCAGCAGTCACCGCACCATCAACAATCATGTCGGATTTCACTCGAACCCGTGGAGCGATGATATCCACCCCTCTAGGACTTGCGGAAATGGTAGAGGCTAACTGCTCGCCAGTCAAAGTAGTAGAGCCGATGGTCACTCCTTCAGGCGTAACTTGAACCCTAGCACTGTTAGCAGCATCTCGCACTTCCTGCCTAATTTCTTTGGCCGTCTGAGCGATGGCACTTTTGACATTTGTATCAAAGAACTGGGTCAGCGCCCCTTGATTATTCTGCTGGATTTTGCCCCAGAGAGTGCTATTTGGGTCTCTCAATTCCAGTTCAATAGAACGCATATCCTTGAAGAGACCTGACAAAGTACGTTGCGTGACAGTAGGCTCCACGAAGCTAGTAGGGAAATCTCCCTGCTCCAGTTGGATATCCGTCAGCACTGTGTCACCCACACAGCCCATATGATGAAGCTTCAGCAGTTCATCTCGTGTCCGTGGTTGAAAGACTTTGTAATACCGTCCGTTATGCTCCAAAGCAGGCGAACGAACGTTTTGAATGGTAATATCCATGTGTTACCTCCATGTTGAGTAAAAGCTCATATAAAGATCTCCATTTGACGAATTAAATTCCCTCTTGGCTTTCTCAAAGTCTTGAGTATTTTTAAAAATAGCTTTAACGTGAGTATCGTCAAAACTTCTTTTTAACACAACTGCAATCACGTTTGATTCGTCTTTACCGATGTAAGAAATTTGGTCAATCGAATTTGCACGAAAACCGAAATTATAATCATAAATATATAATGCATTCTCGCCAAAAACCGGAGAAGTAAGGACTCTTTTGCCAAAAAGTTCTAAAACTCGTATTCTTTTCTCCCAAACTAACTGAGTTCCTACATAACGCTGAACAACTTCCTTACCACCCACATAAATTCCTTCTCTAGCCATACTACCTCCTACGTACTACTGTAGATATCATAGATAGTATTACTATCTTTGTTGGCAATCGCGTCATATTGAGACCTTGTACCAGACCAATATTTCATTGGTTGCCCACCGTTCTGATTGATGATGTTTTGGCCAGGCGCTCCATCTGCTCCTCTAGCTCCTGCTGGTCCTGCTGGACCTGTTGCCCCGTCGCTAACATTGTCTAGCCGTGTGCTAGCAGCTGCTTTAATGCTGTTGTACGTTACAACGATGTAAACCTCAAGCCAGCCTCCTGAACGCTGAGAAGCATTCCACTGGCCAAACTTTCCATTTGAATCAGGCGTTTGGCTCAGCAAGCTTTGCCAGTTATTGTTCCCAAAACCACGGTAGTAATAATCAACAGTATAGCCACTAGTTAACCGTGTTCCGTCATAGTAGACATCCGCGATCAAATTCAACTGGCTGGTCGCACCGTTTCTGTAACTTCCCTCGATACGTACGTTCGCATTCAAGCTGTGGCCATTCTCGCCACGTAAGCCCTCTCTCTGCTGGCTTGTCAGGTTCTCAAATCGCATGACACCGTCTGCTCCTTGCGGTCCTGTCTCGCCACGTTCTCCACGGTCGCCCTTTGGTCCTGTTAGATATTGCAAAGCTGAGAAACGGTCACGGCCATTACCGACCTTGACCTTTCCTGTGTCACTCTCAACACCTAGTTCGCCATCAAGTAAGACTAAAGCGCTACTTGCCCAATCACTCGCTGACATGCGCTTATGTTGAACCCTTATCGGGATTGTCTCTGTCATGTTCTACCTCCGTCAAAAATAAAAGTTGGACTCTCGTTCCAACTTCCGTCATATCTAGCATTTTGTCCGTCAGCTACCGTCTTGTAGACTGGCGTTAGTTCAATCCGTCTTGTCTGATTGTCAATCGTCACAGACTGTTCTACGTTCTGATACCAGTCCCCTGAAAATGTCAGACGATAGGCACCGTAATAGACTGCTAAGACCTGCTCCTCTTTCTGGACAAGGTCTTTCTCAATCGCTGGCATGACCGAATTAGCAGGCGCTAAATGGACGTGTCCACCGTAAAATGTAGGCTTATTCACCACCATAGTCACATCCACACGCCCGTAAGGTGTACAGGTTGCTGACCAGCTGATGACGTACTGCTTGCCAAGTTCGAAACCCTCTCCGTTGTGACCGACTTCCACAAAATCCGTTCCATAACTGATTTTCTTGGCCGTGCCACCATTGAGTCGGTTCTTATTGTACTGAGTATTCCCGTCACCACCAATCAAACTAGCATTAACCCTTGCGGTCTCGCTGACCTGCTCCAGTTTCTTGCTTAATTCAGCAATTGAGTCCGCACCACTCATCAACTCTTCACGGATTAGCTTCACGAACCCAGGACGCTCTTTCTCCATTTCTTCGTGAATTTTAGCGCCCATTTCTTCAGCTTTGGCCTTGTACCGCTCAATAGCGTCCGTGATGTTTTTTTCATGCTTGGCAAATTCAGCATCAAAAGCACGGTCGGCGTTGGCTATTTCCTTTTTCAAACGTTCTTCAAAAATCTTATGCAGATTTCGGCTTTCATTCAAAACGGCATCATTTACAATCCCACCTATCGCATTCGCAAGACTGGATTGGAATGTCCCAAAACCAATTGATTTCAGGCGTTTTGCCATTGGAGAATAGGTGTATTTCGTGATTTTTTTACGAACATCAAGACCATACCACTCATGGTAGATGCTGACCACATCGAACATCCGAACCGCTACATCGCTCTGGCCGACAACCGATATTTCAAGGTTATCTTCCAACATGTCGCACATACTTGTCCGAAAATACTGTTTACCGTATTCAATCAAGCTAGCTTGGTCTTTGACGTTCTGGTCATTGACCTCAACAACTGCTTCATAAATTTGGCTATATTTCCCAAGCAAGGGACTATCAATCACCACTACATAATCAACGTCAGGCGCCTTCTCTCCCTCACCTTTAACTGTCGTTTTAAAGGTTATCCGAGTTTTCAGCGATTTCGTTGAGGTCTTATGCTGGTAGCTAGACAGGTTTTTCTTGTACATAAAAAGCGATTCATTTTCAGAACCGCCATTCTTCAACAAGCGTAAGTTATAGCCATTTCGCACCATATCTCCGCCCCACTGACCCAGGATAGAGTGCTTGTCTTTCGCCAAGACCTCCATAGCATTCTTGTCCTTGATGTTGAGCGTATGCCTGTCGTCAATATCCGAGAAAAAAGAAAATGGATTGGCTCTGGTAATACTACCAGCCAATGCACTCAAGACCCTTGTCCCACTGACACGATCCACATCGATAGAGCTGACGATGTAGTTATTTAACAGACTGATAACCTGATTAGCGTAGACTTGGATATATCCTTGTTGCTTTTCAACCTCAAAAATATAAAAATCCTGCTCACCATTCAGGTCATCAGCAGTCAGAAAAGTTTCCTCTCTCAGCAATTCCCACTTGGGATCTGATGTAGGAAAACGAAAGGTCAGTTGATAGGTATTGTTCCGCTCCTGGACGATTTCATCATTGTAGGCCTCGTTTAAAGGCGTATTACCCTCAGTAAGATAAATCATAAGATATACCTCCAATTCGGCCTAACCGTGACCTTACGAACCGCGCCAGTAAAGACAAGACCGTTATTACCTACTGCCAATTCAAAGAAGCCTCCACGTTTTCGTAAAGTGTTCTGAATTGCACCATCTGAATTGTAGATATTCTGCTTCTTATGTCTACAATCAATGGTCACTTTTCGTCTAATGGTCAAGTGCATGGTTGTCCGTCCGATTGTCAAAGAGATATCACCGTCTCCTTCAATCTCAATCACAGGCTCGCTATAGACAGAGCCTGGATTGTTGACATTACCGCTTGCGGTAAAAATAAGAGGAGCAACACTTTTCTGATAGCGAAAAGGTTGCATACTCAACTTGATTTCTAGTTTCCAGGCATGCATGCCTTGAGGTTTGTATTTTGCGCTTACAAAATCAGCATAAAATAAAGAGCCTAGCTGGTAGCTAAACTCTAGCGTATTATCATTTGGTTGGAATCTCTCGACGATTTTAGACGGGTCTACCGTCCTTGGTAGGTAAAATGCAAAAGTCCTTTCGTAACTTTCGTAAGAACCGTCCAATACACGGTAATTCCCGTTAACCCCAAATAGGGTAGCAGTTTCCGAGACTTTAGGTTTAGCAGCCTCTACCTCGCCAAAGTCGGTCACCACACAGTTAGGAATGGTTGAAGTATTGAAACCATTGATAATCATGTATTCCATTAAATTCCCTCCCTAGCATAAATTGCACCTTGGCGTTGGTAGACGCTCATTGAAATTTTATCAGCGTCCAGGTAAGTATCTGACGGCTTTTCAAGGATAGCAGTAAGGATCTTCTCCATACTTGCTCTCAGAATCGCTATCTCAGACACGGTTTGACTGTCTTTAGCCTCAATCTGAGCGCTTGGCATAGCCAAACTTGCTTCAATATTCTTGGCAATGGTAGGTGTTCCACTCAAACCAAAATCATCGTTTGAAAATGCGTTTGAGATTTCGCCAGCCATTCCAACGACCGATTTCTTAACATCTTTGAAACGGTCTTGCAACCCTCTATCCAAACCTTGCATAATCGCATTACCAGCAGGAATCAAGAGCTTGCGGTCGTATTCAATCGGACCTTTGTGGTCAGCAATCCAGCTAGCAATACCTCCGACGAAGTCAGTGACAGCATTCCAAGCGGACTTCAAACCATTTAAAAAGCCATCAAGGATAGCCTTACCAGCCTCCCAAAGGTCAATGTTTTTGATTCCATCGAATATGCTTGTAACCTTATCAACAAGATCACGTACACCTTGTTTCATGCTTTCCCAAGCATTTTTAGCTCCTTGGACAAGTCCATCAATCAGACCTAAGACCGTTGATTTCAACCCTTCCCAAGCACTGCTTGCGACAGATTTGATAGTGCTCCAGATATTAGATAATATCTGAGCAAAACCATCAAAGATAGCCTTACCTGCAGCAGACAACCCTTTCCAGATGGCCTCACCGACACCTTTTATAGTTTCCCAAGCACCGCTCCAGTCACCATTAATAACTTGCATCACAGCTTTTATGATGCCACTAATAACATCCATAGCCGTCTGAATAGCAATCTTAATCAATTCCCAAACTGTTGTTACTACCGTGCAGATATTGTTCCACGTCGCTTCAATGAAAGGAGCCAGGATATTCATTGCGGTTTCAATAATGGATTGAATAATCGGCATAACCGTCTGAATAACTGTCTGGATTGCGTTCCAAACCGTTGTGAACGTTTGTTGAATCAAACCTTGATTTTCAGTCCACCATAGGGAAATACCGTCCCAAACGGACCTAATAAAATCAACAACTGCTTGGATAATTGGAGCAACAACAGCCATCATATTGTTCCAGACGGTCGTAGCTGTTTCAACAATACCATTCCAAACTTCTGTCAAGACTGGTGCGACAGACTGCCACACACCAGAAAACCAATCCATGAAGCCTTGCCAGATTTGTCTCCCCATCTCGGTTTGAGTAAAGAAATAAACCAAACCTGCAGTCAATGCAGCAATCGCTGCGATGGCAATTCCAATAGGATTGGCGCTCATAGCAGTAAATAGACCCGTGACTGCTGTTTTAATTGTCGTTAAGACAGCAGGTATTCCAGATAACAATCCCGAGACTGCCGAAAATGCTTTAAAAGCTAAAAATGCAGAACCAAGAGCGGTAACGATACCACCCATGATACTTCCTAGACCTTCACCGAAAATTCCACTGAAAACACCCTTGATTCCTCCCAAAATAAGGTTAGGAATTTGCTTCAAAATATTTCCGATCATCGGAATCAAGTTTCCGAATAGAAATGTGGATGTCGTTTCCATTAAGGCTTGTAAAGCAGGTTGGATATCTTCACCCAACGATAACTTCCCAAGAACGTTCTGAGCAGCTGCTTTCATAGATTCAAATGATCCAGTGAAAGTTGTTGCTGCTTCTCTTGCTGTTGTGCCAGTGATGTCCAAATTCTCTTGGATAGCGTGAATCGCGCTATAAACATCTGACAAGTTATTCATGTCATACTTAACGCCTGTCAACTTTTCTGCATCGGACAAAAGCCGTTGCATTTCTTGTTTGGTACCACCATAACCCAATTTTAAGTTGTCGAGCATGGTGTAGTTTTGTTTGGCGAAACCTTGATACGCCAGTTGAATGCTTTCCATAGATGTCCCCATCTTATTCGCATTATCCGACATATCAATCATGGCCATGTTAGCTGTTTCTGCTGCTTTATCTGTATCTCCACCAAGAGATTGCAATAAGCTTGCTGAGAAACCTGTAACATTTTCCATATAGGCATTGGCTGACAGACCTGTTGTCTTGTAGGCCTCGTTTGCAAATCCTTTGACCTTATCAGCTGAGTCTTTAAATAAGGTTTCGACACCACCAAGCGATTGTTGAAGTGCTGCCCCTTCAGTTATTGATGCTCCGATTGCCTGACCAATTCCTGCAGCAGCAATAACTCCTGAAACAGCGCCCATCATTTTAGATCCGAGGGATTCGCCTGCGCTAACGCCAGCTGAGGCAACTTCACCACCCATTTCCTTTTGAATCATGCCACTAATGCCCTTGGCAGATGGAATGATTTGTACATAGGCTTTTCCTAATTCGGTCGCCACTATTCCTCACCTCCTGTTTTCGCAAGTAAAGCCTTGCGAAAATTTTCAAAGTCCTCACCAGATTCAAAGACGAGATAATCCCTTTCGTCACTCTCTTCTTCATGATTTTTTGTAAGCAATTCAGCAATGGATGTCGGGCGATTAACACCTTTTTGGCCATCCTTGGTTTGCAACCACAAAGAAAGCGAAAGTCTGTCTACGATACTCGCAAGTAAAGTAATTTCCAGAGGGACGATTTGGTCAGACATGATCTGCTTTATCCGTGAATCATCACGTAAACCATACGCAAAAACAGCCACCTGATTTAAAGGTAGCTGTTTGTAGTCGTATATTTGGTAGGTTTCCGCTAAATCACAGACAAGAGCATCCTCGTCTAAAGCAATCATCTGAGCAAGGACTAGGATTTTTTTAAGTCATTACTTTTATCAAAGATACTCTTAACATCTGCAAATAACACTTCAGAATCCACGATTTCATCTTCATCCTCCAAATGTTTTAAAAATGATAGAGCTTGTTCTTTACCAAATAGAAGATTTAAAAATGTTTCTGTTTCTTCAAGATCTTGCTTTTCAACTTTCGCGACAGATTTGAGAAGATAATAATTTCTCAATCGTTTTTTAGGAATTTTATATTCAAACCCTGATTCGGTTGTTCCTTTTAAGATTTCTTCCATTTATTTTACGCTCCTTGGATATATTCGTAGTGAGTGTTCTCACTGTTGTCTGGTAATGCAGTGATAGTCAATTCATAGCCAATTGGTTCACCGTCTTTATAGCTGATCTCGCCAATTTCGCTAACCTTCCCACGAGGAATGACAACACGTTTCACATAACCGTTTTTCAGCAATGTATCGATAACCAAAATATGTTCTGGCAATTCCTTACTATTAGCTGTAATAGTGATACCTGTTTCAAGCGTTCCTGAGACGTTATCTGGTCCATATACTTCTTTCAAGACTTCAACATTCAGACTCTCAATCAACTTGTATTTGAAAGTGTCTTTCTTTTCAGTTTGAGAAGACAAGACTGTTTGTCCTCCCCATGCCTTGACTTCTTCGCTTTCTGGTGAATTCTCATTGGTCAATCCATCTTCTGAAATGTACCCTAGCGTTTTAAAAGCTACGTCCAAGACCGTTTTGGCATTCGTTGGAAGATTTGTTCCAGCTGGAGCAGTAGAAACCGCCCCTCCGATTTTCGGCTTAGCAGCCGTTACATTTGATGCTGATGCAGTCGTCATATTCTTTCCTCCTGTTGATTCTGCATTTGGTGTTCTTACTTCTGTCGCTTCTAATTCTGGCGCCAAAACTACACCTCCTTTTTAAAAATAATTGATGTCATATACCGCTTGATAGCGATATTTCTTCGTTTCTGTGTCTGTAAAATTATAGTCACTATTGTGGTGCACTCCGCAAATCTCATCAGCTGTAATGAGATTTTCCACCGCCTGCTTGACCGTTTCATTTAATTCTGCGGCCTTCTGCAACGATGGTGCATAGCTCTGAAAGGCAAAAGTAGCGGAATGCGTGTAGTCACTTCCTCCCGCTCCTGTCTTTTCTATCATCACATAGCTGTCTGGTAAGTCCTTTTTGTGCTCAAGGTAGCAAGGCACTTGAAGCTCCTTGCTCAAAAATTTCCTTACGACCAGTTCAATCATTTAGCGCCTCCTAGTGCTTTTAGCAAGATATTGTGCTTCATGTTTCGGGCCATGCTCTTGATATCCGTCGTACTAATCGTTGCATTTGCACGCTTCTGCCCTGACGATACGGTCAATTCAAACCCCTCACCAGCTCGGCTTGCAATCCCTTGTCCCTTTTCTCTCAAAATGCCCTGCATTTCGGAAGAACGTAGCAAAGCAGACACCCCAGCTGGGTTTAATTGGAATTTCATATCACTCATAAACTTCAACCATGACCTTTCTATTCCACTGAAGGGGAATCATAGACTCAATCCCTTCTTCTGGCATCCCAATCGTCCGCCATTTTCGTCCAAAAAATTTGACTTCACGGTTTTCCCATGTATTTGTGTCACCTTTTGGGATAGCGATTGTGTAGACAGCTTTTTTTCCAGTAATACTTAATTTATTCAAGACGTCTTGCGTTGATGTCGGCGCAACCAGTACATTTTCAATCACAATTTCTTTATCTTCAAAAATAGGATGGCCAAAATCATCTTCACCAGTTTCTACCTTGTCCACTAAAATGACAGGGATTCCTTTTAGGTAGGTCATAAATCTCAATCGCTCCATATCGTTGCTTTTTCTTCAAACCAAGCCTTTTAAGTTCGGTATCTTTGATAAAAAGACCGCCACCAGGCACAAGGTAAGAACCACTAAAAGAATAACCCAAGGCACTTTCAGATACCTGAGTCATCGGTTCATGGTCTGTTGAGGTCATGAGGGTTCGTGCCACGATATCGACCGTGACAGACTTGGCAACACTAGCGAATGACACGCTCTCAGCTACCATATCATCAAGGTCTTTACCGACCTTTTCGGCTTCAACACGAAGAGAATGAGAAACAACTTCCAACAGTGCTTCAGCTCGTTTTTCCTCATCGAATTTCAACGCCCGCCACAATTTTTTCAAATCTTCGACTGTTGCAAAGTTTTCCATCTCAATCACCCTTCATTTGCGATTAGTAAATCAAGCAAAGCAGATTTATTTGCCTTGCTATCATACTCAACACCCAATTCATCAAGTTTCGCCTTGATTTCTGGAACAGTAAGGCGATATTCGTCCTTGAATTCACTACTAGGAACCCAGTCACCTGCCAATTTACTGTCTGTTTCAATTGTCACTAATGTTTCTTTGTTAATATATTCCATATTAAGCCTCCACACGAGTAAATGCCTGTTCGTCAAGAATTCCCCAACCTACATACACTTCTGTACGCAAGCAAACTTCGCGATAGCGTTTCAAGTCACGGCCAGCACCGTCTGGATCACCGTATTTAATGATTTCAAGAGGAATTTCATCTGCATATCCCCATTTTACAGCATTTTCAAAATCACCAACGATAACATGATCTTTTTTAGCTGCATTTGCAACAGTTGTCAATGTTTTATTGACGTCTGACTTCATTCCATAAAATGAATCTGGGTTTTGACCAAAACGGTATTCAGGATATTGGACTACCCCGTTTACCTTGATTTTTCCAAGTGCTGCTCCTGCTGCAGGTGACAATGCAATCCCATTTACTTCACAATCATTTGCAGTGACCATTGCAACAGCAGCATCGATGTTTTCATCAATTTTATCTGCTTCATAAGCAACTACATTTCCTGTAATCAAACCATCAAATGAGTTTGTGGCTTTAAAAGAGGCATCTGTCATTGATTTTGGTTCAAGTCCATGGAATGAAGCAATATCAATTGCTTGTGCCACTTTTTTAGACAAGCCATCAATAAAAGATTTGAGGTAAGATAATTGCTTTTCTTCTGAACAATGTACAAATTCCTCAGATACCCGTGCTTGATAAGTAATCAAAATAGGTTTGATTACTTTTGGTTTCATAGTTGCACTTCCGGCATTTGAGGGATTACCTTCACCTACAATTTCAGCATTTCCTTCAAGATTGAATACAAACGTTTCAGTTCCCGAAAACGGAATAGGTTCTTGAGTAGTAAGTTTTGCAAGGGTGGAATGCCCCTTTACTTTACTAAAAATATCTTGGACTGTTTCGACTGGGAAAAGATCCCCTGTTTGTAGTGTTGCCATAAATTATTCTCCTCTCATTTTGTGCAACATTCCTTTTAATGCTGCGTCTTTGTCATCAATTGAGCTAGGCTCTTTTGTTCCAAGTGGGTACACTGGTTGAGTTTTCTTCATAAACCCAGCCAAGCGCTCTGCATCAGCTTTGAAGCTTTCTTCATCAGTTCCCTGCAAACGATCTGCAAGGTCGTAAGGCAGTCCATGTTGCAAAGCTACTCGAGTTCGCAGACTAGCCGTCTCATAACCAGCGATTTGATTCTGCATTTCTTCAAGTTGCTTGTCAGCATCTGCCTTACTTTGATTGTTAGCTTCAATTGTTGACTTCAAGCCAACATTTTCTGTTTCCAATTCTGTAACTCGAGATTTGAGCTGGTCATAGTCGCTATACTTCGCTTTCTCACGAGATAAACGCTCCTTAATAGCAGCATCAAATTCTTCTTGTGTAGTGATTGGTTTAAATTCTGACATTCTCATGTCTCCTTTCTCCTGCTTCCCCGGCAGTTCGGTAATTTTTGGCATCAAAAAAAGCAGTCACAAGACCGCTTATTTTAATAACTGATTTTTTGCTTTTTCTTAGGCTTGGTCGTAGCACAAGCCCAATGCGCAAGCAAAGCGCTATCCATCAAAGAAATATCCATATCGTCAAAGTGAGAGCGATACCCAAAACCACCATTTGAGCCAATATTCCGCTTATCGCAGTTAGTGGCTACTTTTGACAGCGATGATTGACCAGCATGACAGATGGTTTTCTGATAAATCCCCTGTTCCCAAAGAGCATTGGCCACGATGATTTCTTTCACCGTCGGTAGAATCACGTTCTTGATTCTATAGTCCTTCAACTCTTCGTCCAGGATCTTTTGCCCACTTGCGCCATCGATGACAATTTGAGCCACGTCGGATTGACGCAAGAAAGCAACCATCCACTCATTCCCATTACGAACGGATTGACAATCGACTGTTTCCACAAAGAAACGGCCATCCTTGGTACGTGCAGCAATGCTCAAAGCCACGTTCGTTCCATCTTGGCCATACTTGATACCAACAGACAGCTTGCCAGACAATTCTGGCATGTCATCCACCTTGAGCTCGTTCCACTCAGTTTCAGAAATAGCAGATTTTTGGTTGTAAGTTGGCCAAAATCCCAAACGTTGAATATTATGGTCCAGCTTATCCTCACCAAGCTCTGCTTCAATCTTACGCTCATTTAAGTGGTAGCCCATGGATGGATTGGAATTATACCAAGCTTCCACATCGTCAATTTCCTTTTCGTCAGAAACCGACCACTCAGCCCAGCCAGAATACTTCCCTTTCCCAAAGAGACAAGTCTCACGATACTTAGTAAAGACCGTACCGCTTGATACAGGGGTTGGAGGTGTCCCACACATGATTGTGATAGGATTCTCACTATCCGTAACCGTGTATTTCAAAGCAGATTCTTGCTCGGTTGTGTACTCTTGAGCCTCGTCAATGATCAGCATGTCGAACCCTTCACCAAGACCACCATTAGATGTCCTAGTACGAAATTGGATTACACCACCTGTTGAATATAGCTCGATTCTCTCCTGTCCCTTCGCCCGAATAGAATTGAAATCCTCACCATCCACATACCCCATTTTTTCAAGGTATCGTTTTACCTTTTCAAAAGAGGCATGAGAGGTAGAAATCCTGTGAGAAGTATGTAGGATATTCAATCCTTCATGTAGCCCCCAAATTTCACCGATATATAGGATTTCAGTCTTTCCGTTTCGTCGAGGAATAGAGTAACCAAACTTCTGATGCACCCAAAGACCATTTTTATCAACTGCCATCAAAGGCAGCAAAAGATTCTTCTGCCAAGCATAACAAGAAAGACCAGTCCGCTCGTAAAGTTCAATCGCTTCTTTAGCTTTTGAATTTTTCTTGACGTATTTTAAAATCACCGATTGAGTAGGATTCTGATTGCCAAGTTTCTTCCTCGCCATTCTACTTTCCTTTCAATCGTCATCGCATGATAACCCTATCGCTGGGAGATATCAGATCACCTCCTAAACTAAAGCACAATAAAAGCACCCTTTCGAGTGCCTAATTAAGAGATTTGAGGTAAAACTTCATCCCATATATCCACTAAACTTTTACCATCAAAAACTTTAGCTTCCATAGCTTCATCAATTGTATCAAACTGCTGACCTTCATAATCATAACCAACTACACAAATGCTAGATAAGAAACAAGCACCTCGATCATTATGATTAAATACAAGATCCGTGTCCAAATATTTTTTAATTTCATCTTTTGTCATAATATGTCCTTGTTCTCCTTTCTATCCTTTGCAGATAAAACAATAGGTTTCCCATCGGTCAAATAATTCCCAGACTCATCATATTCCATAATGTGCTTATGAGCACCCATTGGATGATACTTAGGCTGTTTATGATCCGAGGTATCAATACGCATTCCACGGCGACCATATTCATCGATGAATGTCCTGCTTACAACTCCATCTTTATTTACCACATCAATTACTTCAAAAGGACTAACATCAGCAGGAATTTTCCTTTCGACTGTGCGACTCACTTTAACAGTTCCATCTGCATTATGTGGATACCGACTCGTATCATAGTTGACTTTTAAATTAAGATTCTTTCTCATCTCAATTATACCACTATTAGCAGGCTTTACAATTCTTTTATTCCAAACATTCTGCCTTTTTCCATCGCTAGTTTTGTAATTAACTGTACATCTACAATTTTGATGCCTGCGGTACACATCATTAGGAACATTTGGATATACATAGCTACCAGCTAGCTTTTGACACCATTTGCAACAATTTCCAACTGTTGTTCGAACAATTTTTGGACTCAACCCTACTTCAGCATGAAACTCCGCATTCTTCCGAATACTATCATCAATGATTGATTGAGTAAAGTTCACAATAGGTTCACCGAGCAACCAACTGACATCCTCAAAATTTTCCTCAGACGAAAAGCGATTAACAATGCCAGCGATTCGATCCAGATTTAATTCAGGGACTTGCACTTTCAGACCGATCTTTGCTTCATCGTTCAAATTTTTCTGAACATCGCTAGCATACCCACTCACAAGCTCGTGATTTCGTCCTAGCACGTCAGTCAGCAAACGTTGAGCGATATTATAATACATTTTACCGTCTGGTAATTTATCGGCGCTCAGAGACGTTCCTAGAGCCTTAGAGAGAATATCGCCAATTTCAATCGCGAACTCATTTGCAGTTTTGTAAGTGGCTTTTTTCCCCTTTAATGCAGCAAAAGCATTTCTGACAATCTCACTCTTACCGAAATCTCTCTCAAATCTCTCCTGAACCTCTTTCAAGATACTAGGTAAAACATCATGTTCCATCTGCCACTACCTCGCTGATTGCTGGTTTAGCAGACATGTCTCCAGCGATACCAGTAAGATCTCGAATGGTTTCTGCGTTGATGTAACCAGGTAATGCCTGATTTAATTTGACAACACCGTCACCAATCATAGTCATAGTATTCGCATCCGCTTCAAACAATGGTTCCCACTTGACTGTAGTTCTTACAAATTGACTTCTGGCATAATGAAACTCATCACGCAAGCAAGCTGCAACATAAGCGACATTTAGCAATCCAGCACCTAGTGAGCGCTGAGCCTTTCGACCAGCAAGACGAAGATTCTCATGGCTAGCCTTGATGGCTTCAACAGATGACGGGTTGTCAGACACAAACCCCATATCATCCAATGTCAAGCCCATTTCCCCAGCAAATCCAGCAGCAGCCGTTCTTAGCTGTTCTGTAAAAGGAGACATACTCGCTGTAGTAAATTGACCAATACTTGGTTTTTCCCCACCGTCGCTGGCAGAAATTGTCAACAAACTTGATACAGTAGCTTTATAAGTTTCCAACTGCTCTGCATCAGGATCTAATCCAATAATATATTTTTGTGGCCATGAATAAAATTCTGCAGTGATATTGGCACGTTCAAATGTTTGTTCTGCTTCCTTTTGATAGTACATCCCAGATCTGGTAATTCTTGATCTACCAAATGGACGAACAGCATCAGGCCGATGAATTACTGGGACAAGTAATGGAATGCCTGCTTTATTCGCTACCGAGTACGGTCTTCCATTTTTCGGAATAAAGTGAGTAGCATTAGGTTCAAAGTAGGCTTCAAGTGTTGGTTGATTGTAATCATCACGAGCCAGAACTGCATAACCTTCTACAAGCAATCCAGTGATAGGATCAATGACACCAGTCGCATTGCTAGCCTCAATAACTTGTAACCTCACCTCATCATCTTCACCTTTTGAAATATAGATAAAGCAACACGAACCAATCAGTGCAGCTAGAATAGCACTATCAAATAAGATATCAGGGTTGTTGCGATCAAAGATTTCTGTAACATTAAAATCATCATTTGTAAATTCACGAAATACTAAACGATCCGCAAGGCAATCTACCCCTTTTGCAGTCCATCCAAGAGTAGCTCTATATTTAGCTCTCACATGAGCAGGAATTGTAATTCCGATAGGTGCTCTGTAATGCTGCATTGCATAGTATTTATACCTCAGATTAACTCTACTCTGATAGAGATTCAACTTTTTCCTGAGATATTCAATCCCTCTTAATTCCAAACCGTTCTCCTTTCTTTGTGATGATTTGGCGCGAGAAAAAATGTACAGTGACGGTGTGAAGCCCTCGAGCGCCTAGTGGGAGGGGGACACCCCCCTATCCTTAACTAGGACTTTCCTCATACATTACATTTTTCTAAAAATCTAGTATTCTGTTAATTTATATCTTTCTTAAAAAAATAATTTTATATTTATTTTATTAAGATTTATATTTTGTCCAATCTCTCGATTGTGGCAAGTTCCTGTTGCCAACAACAGTTGTACTTGTTGTTTTATCATCAGCATAAAGCTTGTCAGACTTCTGTCTATTGCACTGCCAGTGCGCGAGCTGTAGGTTATTGATGTCTGATGGATGACCGTTCCGATTAATTGGAATGATATGGTCAATGACTGGTGACAAAGGATGTGGATACTTCAATGACTTGTCTACTGGTAGTCCACAAATCCCACAAGTATTTCTTGTCTTAAGAATAATCTTCTTATTCTTTTCAAAGGCGACTCGGTGAGGGCCACTCCGGTCTGGTCTTTCTTGGGGGGTATTCATTTAGGGAGGGTCCTTTCTTTTTAGTGGGTACGGGGTGGAATTCTATGATGTAGGAGGGGGTGTTTTTTTTAATCTAGGAGGGGGGTGTTTTTTAATCTCTGGCACCCTCGTATATTTAACATATCTTATATTCTGTTAAATAAAACTAACATCCTTAGAAGTCAAGTGTAACAAGTGTTTACATCTGTTTCATTAAAAACTAATTTACGTTTTCTCAATATGTAAAATAAATAATCATTTAATAGCTAAAATTCATCATTGAATCATCCAATTCATCCTGCTTAATACCTATATAATCAAGTGTAATATCTGGTGATGAATGATTAAATAATTCCATCAAGATCGCTACATTTTGATTTTTTCTGTAGTGATGATAGCCAAATGACTTTCTCATGGAGTGGGTTCCAATATTCTTCAAGCCAACATATTCAGCTGCTTGCTTTAAAATTTGGTAAGCAGCTACTCGACCTATGTGAGTTATCCGAACTCCATCCGTCCTGACTTTCTTTTTGCTAGGAAATAGATAGTCATATCCTTGTAGCTCATTCGTCTTAATGTAATGATTCAAGGCCTTTCTTAATTCCGGATTGATAGCAAAACGCTTGACTTTGCCTGTCTTCTTCTCAATGACTTCTATTCTATCACTAGTCACATGTTTAACTTGCAGAGGTATGATGTCGCTGATACGCATTCCAGAATAAAGACCACACATAATCAGAACATAGTTTCGCTCACTCTTTGATTTTAAGAAGTTTTTCATCCGTTCAATATCATCAAGTTCTCGAATAGGTTCTACTTTCTTCACGACATCACCTCCAATCCATACAAAAAGGCAGGATGTGCCTGCCTTTACAATTATTTCATAATATAATTTTAGCACATAAAATCATATATTTACTCCGGACTTACTCCAAGTTTACTCCAAAAAAACTCCAAGTTTACTCCAAAATTTCAACCTGTTCCCCATTGCGGTATAGCTCTGCAAATGCCATCAAAGCTTTCTCCAAAATTTCGTAATATGAACTTTCTGAAAGAGACAAGTCCATTGCGATTGTTTCATTCTTCTTGCAATCCCACTGAAGGTACTTTTCGAAAAGTATCCTACGATATAGAGGATCGTGTAAGCCGCTAACCGCTTGCTCAATTGCATCCAGCTCAAGCTCTGCATCAACTTTCCGTATAGCTAACTTCTCGACTTGACTATTTCTTCCACTTGACGGATTTCTCGGCATAAATGAGTAGGTTGTCGTTACTCTCTGACCTTCGGTGTCATTGGCCACACGACGCCAGCGAGGATATCCTTCTAAAATTTTCTTGGCATTTTCTTTTGTTTTAGTTTCGTTTATATCAGGAAAGAAGGGCATCGCTCACCTCGTTTCTATCTCAAGTAATTCTTCCGTCGAAATCTTCGTGATTGCTTCCACTTGATAATCTTACCATCGTTATTGTTGTTGAAATAATCTGGCAGTCTTGCTGTAGGACTTTCTTTATAGACAACTTTCTCAACGACCTGGACTCCAGGCATCATTTCATCATCTATCCATCCAACTAACCAAGCAGGATTCACGTCATATGTTTTAGCAATCATTTCAATTTGCTTAATGGACGGATATCCGCCTCGCTCATACAAATGGATTGTATTTTGTGAAACACCTGTCTCTTTCGCCATCTGTCCTACAGATAGACATAGATCCTCTCTAAGTTCTTTCAATCTTAGTTGCATCTCGCTCTCCACTTTCTAGTATTAGCTTTTAAGAATGTAGCCTGCTCTTGCATCTGCTTCCATTCATAATCCATGATAATTTCAAGTTGATTGTTACAAAGACCTTTCAAGAAATCATTTTGAGCTTCTAGCTTCTCAATATCCTTATAGGCCCTTTCATACAGTTCATCTTCCAGAAATCTAATGCGCTCTGCCATTGCTTCCTGAATGATGATGTAAGTTGGTTTCTTGTACTTTGTCATTACAATCTTACCTCATCTCCAACTTTCTCCTACAATTCTTCCAAATCAAAATACTCTGTCAGCTCATTCTTCAATTCTTCGAGAGTGTTGCTTCGTCCAATCAAATCAGATACATCGTATTGTGTATCCACTTTGTTCAAAGTGTTTTCTGCTACTGCATCTGCCACCCATTTTGGATGTGTACCAGCTCGAGAAAATTGATCTTGTGGCAATAGCTCTAGTAATGCTTCGTATCGTTCTTCTAGTGAAGTCAAAGCACCAAGCGTATCAATAAATGCAGTATCTGATTTTCTTCTTTCAAAGATTTCTGGGTAATTTTGTATTACAATTTCTGCATAGATGTCAGACCATTCTTCGTCTGAGAAATGTGATTTTTCGACTAATGCACCGTATTCGATTTCTTTTCCTTTGATTATAATTTTGTAGTTCATAATTTTACCTCATCCCCAACTTTCACTGTATCATACACTTCCTTCGTAACTACGAACACACCGTAATCACGAATTGTGATTGTGTATAGCTTGCCATGTCTGCTTTTCTCGACGACCTTACCAAAAATCTCAGCGCCTTGATTGTCAGCCTTGTAAATAACCATCGGCTTCTTTTCTTCCAAATCCCGAATCCTGTTCATCTGCCCGATATTCAATGCAGCAGACAGAAGAATCCAGATTGCTATGAATCGTTTCAATCTGTGAACTCCTTACTCTTCTTCATCCATAATTTCATTAAACTGCTCTTCGTCAATAAGTCCACGGTCAATCATTGTTTGGACCGTCAATTCAATTTTTATCAATCTGTTCAATTCTTTGTTAGGCAACGTAGCCATAATAACTTCTTCCATCACTCCACCTCATTTCTCAATTCAAAATCAATTCCATACATAAGCAGACGGCTTTGAAAATCAACAAATTCTTCAACTGTTTCAGCTTCTTGAAAGTCGTAATTCTCGACTGAAACCAAGAAATCATCAATATCATTTCTTTGTACACTTCCGTATTCTGTCTTTGTATGTTCCATAGCTACTTCATAGCCATCTACATCAATTGTGTAGCAGATTCTGCCACTTGAGTAATCATATTTGTATTTTTTGATAATCATCCTTCCACCTCCTCAAAATAACTATGAAATTTACTTAAATTTACAATAGCGACCTCTTCAACAAAATGCTTTTCAATGTCAAAGTCTGGATCATTTTTTCCAAACTCTTTCTTTATCGCTTTTTCGGCCAGCGAAGGTAAATCGAATATACTTGCTCCGTTTTTTAAGGCAAGCGCTTGACCGTGTTTATTTACTATTCGATAACCCACATCAAACGGTCTGATTTCCCTTGGGATTTTTATGCATTTACTTTGATTCTTCATTCCTTCTTCAAGCGTTTGTATCATCCTTCCACCTCCTGCACTTCCACACCCTCGCAATCGAATACCCAGCCGAAGCCTGCGTCTTCTAGTTGTTTGCGAGTGAATTTAGTTCTAAAAGGATGCCACTCACCGCACCAAAATATTTTGCCATCTTTTTCGCACAAAAATTGAGCGTGGTTCATGTAATTTCTAGCTTTTGGCATAGAAATCCGATACCGCTTCTTTTCCTCGACCTCGTAGCCGTCAAGTATGGCTTTTATTAATCTTTTTCTGTTTTCAAGTTCCCTGAATCCTTCACTCAAGTCTTTTAATTCTATGCCATTGTTATCTTTTAAATAATAACCCCAGCCAGTTCTTGAAACACGATATAAAGCTGTTGTAACATCACTTTCATAATTAAAATCAAACGTTTTAAGGAATTTTGCTTCTTCCTCAGATACTGTGATTTTTTCGAGTTCAAGTTCCTGAAGCACTCTTAATAACCAAGTTCTGTTTAGTTTGATTGTATTTACGAGTATTCCATCGTTGTAAGGCATTTTTTCAATTTTCTCAATCAATTCCTGCTTATTCATCTTCGCTTCCTCCATAAATCAAATAAACTGCAATAACTAACTGAGACATGCCTGGTGAATAGCCAATCCAATCATCAAACTCCTTAGATTTTGGTAACCAATCCTTAGTGGCTCCTAAATCATAGTCTTTAGGTTTTTCATCAGCGAAGATACATTCCATCACTCCCATAAACGTCATGCCATCTTCTGTCATTTCCCAGAAATAGTCCGCCCGGTCTTTTACCGCTTGTGGTAAATCTTGTTTGGGAGGCTTGGGCTTCCCGTCTTCTACCGACCAGCCGTATACTCCATTAACTTTTTTCTTTAATTCTTCCATCATCTTCGCTTCCTCCAACTTGTTTTTAAAAAATCCAGCTCTTGCCCCTCATGGCTCAAAGACACAAGAGATAGCAAATTCTTTATACGTCATTCGTCCAAGTCTGACGCATATTCTAGCTCGCTTTTAACGTGGTTCGCGGCACGTTGATTTTGTTGCTAAATAATAGCAATCTACCGCACCATAATCAAAACGTACATCGTCTTTTCCGATGTGTTTCTTGAATTTTGGTCTGGTAATACCTGAGAAAGCCCACTGATGGTCTTTCATACGCTCAATAAGAACATCGACACTGTCAAACGTCCTAAGGAAAAACTTACAGTGCCCATTGTAGACGAAATAGAGTTCAATCATTTTTTGCAAAACTCCTTGTAGATTTTTTCAAAAATTTCTGACACCAATTTTTCAGGTATATTAGATCTCTCGTTGTATGATTTTGAGAAATTCTTCCACTCTATGTCCTGCTTGATAATTTTATTCTTAAGATTAAGTTCAATATTACTTCCAAAAATCGTCCGTTTTTGTAAAGGATAATCATAATTATTGTATCTAGCTAGGTTTTTGTATGGAATTCTGAATCCAATAATATCCTCAATGTAGGGCCACAGTCTGTCAGCTGCTGGATTCTCAATAACCCAAAATCGTGGTCTGTATCTTTTGATAATTTCTATCGTGTTAAAAGCTGTTAATTCGCCATTGACCCTTTTTAAAAATTGCCTGTCGTACTGATAATTTATATAGGCTGACTCATAATCCTGATTTGCCCTGATCGTGAACGGTGAAGGTCTTACTTGTGGAGCGAACAAGCTATCAGAAACATCATTGCGTTTCCAACACGCATTTCCATTTTCCATTGCAGAAGCATTTGACCATGATTCGCATGGTGGACTAGCTATTACAAGGTCAGGTTTTGGTAATTTGTCTAACACGTCAAAGAGCGTGTTGTCTCCAAATAAACGCTTGTAATCTGCAAGGTCCAGATTTATGAAATGATTGTTCTTGTTTTCTATATCCATTCCGATTGAATAGATTTCAATATTCGCCCCCCCCCGAACTATTCAGAGAGTTAGCACCCTTGAAGTAAGAACCATTCCCACTATCAAAGAGTGCCCAGACTGTCATTTTTTTAATAATTGATACCTCCAATCATCACTCCACCTCAACAGGGTAAAAGTTCCCAAAGGAATCCCTCAAAGCCTTTCCAACCTGTAAGGCTACCGCCCGAGAAACAAACCGCAAGGCTTTCTTCTCCTCTGAACATGAAATGTCCAAGCCAGTCACTCCGATAACCACGGATTTCAGAAACGGCTTATCCTCTCTTGTCCCATGTCTTAAAATAAACATCAGCCACCTCCGTTCTAAAAATATTGCTTCCGCTTGTTTGTCAAATCATTAAAAACCATCAAATGGTCTTTATCTACTCCCTTCATCAATCTAGACATGAAGGGCCTGCCATATCGTTTCTGAATATCAGCAGAAATCAAATTCGTGGTAATGATTGTATTTGAGCGCTTATTCAGGATATTGTAGAGAATAGTAAACGACCATTCGCTATCCTTTTCCATGCCCAAATCATCCAAAACCAAGAACTTAGCACTCGCAATTTTATTGACCAGAAACTCTTCCTGACTAAAATCAGCTTTAATCTTCATCAGCAAGTCCGTCACATTGATAAATATAGCAATCTCTTTCGTGTACTCAGATAGAGCCTTAACCATCGCAAAGGCCAAATGGCTCTTACCTGTTCCAGCTTCTCCTTGTAACACGATGTTGTTCCTAGCACCCTCAGACCACTCGCGACAAATCCGCTTTGCAAAAGCTAGCTTTTCAGCTTCTTTTTCGGTTGGCGTCTCAAAATTGTCCAAAGTCGCATTTTTTAAAACCTCATCGTAAAGAGAGAACTTTTCTAGGTAGTATTTCCTTTCACGCTCATTCTCAGCGTTAGCCAGTTCATTCACTATTGCCTGATTTTCTTCATGGATCCGCTCAGATTCACACATGCGACATACAACACTATCAGTCCTCAATATCTTTATCAAAGGAATGTTGTGCTTTTCGCAAAGCTCTTCCTGTTGTTCTGTATTCCTGCGATAAGATAAGGCAATTTCTTCAAACACATTGTCTACCATGACAGACGACCTCCGCATTCGTGCCAGCTAGCCATTTCAGACAAGCAAGCTGTTACAGTTGAAAGGGGTTGTTTTATAAGCAAAGTCTTCTTTTCCTCACTTATAGGATAAAATTCCTCTTCAAATTGCTTGATAAGTTCTAAAACCCCCATTCTTCCTTTGCCCCCTGTTCTGATTGATTTCCACGAGAAGTAGTAAATCCTCTTGACTTGTTAAAGTTTGATTGCTCTTCTTCTTGTTGTACAGTAGTCTTGATACCATTTTGCGCCCAATTCTTTAAAATACTATTTACATATCCAAAACTTCGTTTTGAATTATCAGCAGCCTTGTCAATCGCAAGTTTTACCAATTCATACTCCATATGATCAAATCTAATGTAGTCAAGTAGTTGTTCAAATTGTTTCCCATCAAGCACTCCGACACGAGATTGATAATATTCAGCAATAGCAGCAAGAGAATTGTCCTTTGCAGAATCTATCTCTTTTATATCTCTATTCTCTTTTATATCTCTATTCTCTATCTTTATCTCTGGTACCTGTTCGTCCGACAAATGTCCGGACGAATGTCCCAAAAGTTTTTGACCTTTTTCTAAAGCGATTTTTCGTCTATATTCACGCTTTCTATCAGCTTCAGTATTTGATGAACCAATAAAATTTTGGATATCAAGCATGTAGATGGCCCCGTTATCCAAAACCTCAATCAATCCCATCTCTTTAAATATTCCGACTGACTTTTCTACAACTGCAACTGGTTGCCTAGTAATCGTTGATAGCATCTGTGCATTATAAGGTATGCGGTCATTAAACATTAATTTACCATTGTTTTTAAGGCTTCTAAGATAAAGTTTTAGTAGAATGTTAGAATAAAGTATCCCGTCTGGCATGCTTTCAAGGATTGCTATATCGTCATTATCAAAAAAATTGTCTCGCAATTTTAAGTAATAATATTTTTTATTATCAGACATATACTCCTCCAATCCGCACTAAGTCTTTGCCCTCCACTTCCTGCGATTCGCACGGTACTTCATCCGCATATCCTCATAAATGTGCATACCTTCTAGCGCCATCTTCTCAACCTTCAGCAGCTTATTTTCAGAGACCACATCACGGTAGTCCTTGGCTAGTTTTTCATAGTCGGTTAGGTATTCTTTGATGAGTGATATTTTTCTATTCTCGTCCTCTAAATATATTTCAAAGTCAGACTTTTCTTCATCAGACGACATCATTTCAATATTCACTCTCTCATGCCACAACAGCCATTCAATCAATTCTTCCATTTCCTGACCTCCTCACTTCAAGATGTGCATTTTAGGTTCTGGCAAAGCCAATGGTTCAGGACGTAAGCCTTCAGGACGTTCATTGTCGTATGTGAATCCTTTGAAGTCTCGTTGTATATTCTTACGAATTTTTTGCCATTTGTCCTCTCTACCACGTTCGTATGCATGGTTGTACCCTTGGATAATCATAGACGCAAATTCTTGTTCTTCCCGTCTCTCTTCCTCCTCTCGTTGTTCTTGCATTTTGATGTGACGATAAACTGCCACAAAACCAAGAAGCAAGCCTCCTACTCCCATCAACTGGTCTAAAATCGGTGCTTCAAACATTTTTATCTCCTTATGCTCTTAATTTTCGTACTTCTTTTTCTAATTCCAAAATTTCATAAACATCATTGACATCGTACATAATATCTTTCCCTTGCTTACGAAATCTTAATCCTTTGCGTTCTAACTTCTTAATATAGCCATGAGTGAAGCCAAACTTCTTCATCAAAGCTTGTTGATTGATTGGCATGCGATCATTCTCTAACTGCTCCTTGACCTGCTTTTCAGCAAAGGCCAATAATTGATTCGTGAACAATTCAGCACTTTCGCCATCCAATCGTAATTGTAACGTTATACCTTCCATTTTCTACATCCTCTCAACTATGCGGGCAAGCATTTTTGTGATATAATGGTTTTAATAATTTAAGTATGCGCCTGATTTCCGTCAGGCTTTTTTTGCGTTGTTGTCAAACTGTTTTACTTTCCATCGCCCTGAGTTCTATCTCATGGCTGACTTGTCTAAATAGCTTCTCACACGCTATTTTTGCTTCTCTGTACGTTGTAGATTCGCTGATGAAGTAATCAGCAAGTTCGATGATTTTATCTTCCATTCAACCTCCTATATCAGTCTCAAGACTGATGTAATATCCTCCTAAATTGCTATAATAATTTTGACTAGGACCTCTCACCGTTTTAGTCAAAATTCCAATAGAAAGGAGGAGATCTAATGACACTATCTGACAAAGAAATCGCTTTAGAACTTACAAAAATTACCGTCGAACACTTTAATACTCGAGTTGCACATAGTGTTCCAAAGTCTGGATTAACAGAAGAAGCCATTGAACAATTCTACAAGCGATTCTATGAAACTGTTACGAATTTAAAAGACGATCATCCAGAATCGTAACATCTATTTGGAGCACATCTTCTGGATGTGCTTCTTTAATGCGAGCTATTTTTCCAATAGCTTCATCTACAGAAGTACTTCTTAAATAAATCTTCAGTTTTGCCATCCCTCAGTCTTCCTTTCTATTTTTTCTGTCTATCTTTCTGCTATAATTAAATCCGAAATTGATAGGCTTTTTCTGTAAATGCTCAAGAAAACTAGTATTTTTTGAGAAACTTTGCACCAACTTAGGGTCTGCCTTTACAAAGGTGGACTCTTTTTTTCCACTATACGGATATCGTCTTGGTCTCATTTTCCCCTCCCCTACGCTTGGCTAAAAGCGTTCAGTTCCATGATTTTCATCTTAGTATTGGTGCTTGACTCCCACGTCATCCAGTAGGCCAATGCGGCTTCTGCAAACTTTTTCGGTAGCAGGTCATAGCGACTAATATTAAAATGATCCTTGAAATCAATCTCAGCTTGTCTAAATACCGACTGAGCAAAAATCTTATCCGCATAAGCTGGGCTATCAATACCACCCAGACATGCCACAACCCTAGCCTTTCTCTTCTTCAGTAGCGACTGAGCATAGCTTGGATGAATCGGTTGCTCGCTCTTGAGGTAGTCGATGTCTTCTAGCATGGTCGCCTGTTGCTCACGCAATTTCTTCTGGTCAGTAAACAGAGCAATAAAGGCATCCTCGTCCAAATCCTCGCGAATGAAACCGCCCTGCTTGCGAATAGCTGGCAAGACCTCTGATGTCACCCATCGTTTAAATTCTTTCGCTTGTGGAAGCTTACTTGAAAGAATGAGAGAGTAGAGACCAGATTCGTTGATGATGATAGTTTCTTGAACCCTTCCTAAATTATCTGTGAGGCCCTGTTTTAGGGCGTCATCTTCATCAACATGAAGAGCAATCGCATTTCTAGCCTTGCTATATCCTAGGATGTCTGCAACATCCTTCCCAACGAACCACGGCTCGTCATCAATTGTCAAAGTACGGACTTCTTGTCCGTGAAAGTTAAAAATTTCGTTCATAATGCTCCTTTCTTTTTGCGGTTAAACCGCAATGTTGTGTAAAAAATAATGTCATCAATAGACACACCAAAAGTAGTAGCGATTTGATAAGCTTGGGTTACAGTAGGTTCTGTTTTTCCTCTCTCCCAATTTCCCCAAGTATCAACAGAGACATCAATAGCCTCGGCTGCATCCGCTTGTCTCCAATTTTTTAGAGTTCTCAATGTTTTTAGAGTCATTTTTTGCATTTTACAGTCCTTTCTATCTTTTTTATAATTGAGCGACTCAACTATGACTCTATTATAATGCGGTTAAACCGCAATGTCAAGTATTTTTTGCGTTTTTATCGTATTTTTTTTATTTTTTCTTTACTTTTTTGCGTTTTTGCCGTAATATATACTATATAAAGGAGTGATACAAATGAGCAATAATAAAAGTAAAGAAATTTTCTCTGCGAACTTGGAAAAGTTAATGACCAGCAGAGACGTTGATAGAAATAAACTTTGTTCTGATTTAGGATTAAAATACACTACTGTAAGAGATTGGTTAAAGGGTATAACTTATCCTCGGATAGGAAAAATAGAATTACTTGCGGACTATTTCGGTGTTAATAAATCGGACTTGATAGAAGATAAAACTCAAGAAGTAAAGGAAGTAAAAATCCCTACTTCCCCTCTTGTCCAAAAAATTACTGAAAAAGTTGTAAAGTTGTCAACTCCAAGAAAACAAAAAGTTCTGAACTATGCTAATGAACAATTAAAAGAGCAGAATAATAAAGTGATTATGATTGAGGAAAAGCTTTTTGAATACCGTGTTTTTGAAAAACTTTCAGCTGGTACTGGCTTTTCATACTTCAACGATGGTAACTATGACACTGTTTTTTATGACAAAGACCTAGACCACGATTTTGCTTCTTGGGTTTTTGGAGACTCAATGGAACCTAAGTACATGAATGGAGAGGTCGTTCTTATCAAAGAAACAGGATTTGACTATGATGGTGCTGTTTATGCAGTTGAGTGGGATGGCCAAACTTACATTAAAAAAGTTTATAGAGAAAAAGACGGTCTTAGACTAGTCTCTATCAATAACAAATATAAAGATAAATTCGCACCATATGAAGAAGACCCGAGAATTATTGGAAAAATAGTCGGAAACTTCATGCCAATAGAAAATTAAAAGGAGAAAACTATGAAAATAGGAATGAGAAAACCAAGTCTAACCAGAAGTTTAAAAGCTAGAACTACTAGTAAATGGAAAAGACAGGCTAAAAAAGCTATTATTCCTGGCTATGGTAAGAAAGGGATGGGATGGGTTAAAAATCCAAAGAAAGCTATGTATAACAAAGTCTACCACAAGACAACATTTGGACTATCGGATTTGTTTAAACCATCTAAAAAAAGGGCGAAAAATAACAAACAACCTTTACAATATGATTCTTCAAGACAACACACATCTAATAAGAATAATCGAGGTTCACTTATTTTTCTAATTGTCTCTTTAATTTTACTGTTCATAGTTCCTCCTTTGGGTGTGCTTCTTCTACTTGTTAACTTTTTCGTTTTTATAATTAAATATTTTTCAAGTAAGAAACGAAAAGTCACTTCTAGCAATCCATCTGTAGATAAAATTATTTTCCATGAAGATTTTTTGTTGATGGGAACAAATTATCATAAAGAAGAAGCTGAGATTGCTGCTGATTTTCTTTCTGAAGGTGTTCACTATTTCGGAAAAGATAACAAGAGTTTGAAATCTTATATGCTTGAAACATATAAACCAGTTTACAAATACAATAAATTAAAAACAGTAGATGTTCATCTATTGCCCGAACCATCAAATCCTCACGACCAAAACGCTATTCAAGTTTTAGTAAATAATATTTTTGTTGGATATATACCAGCTTCAATTGCGGCACAAATTTCAACTTACATAGCTAATCCGAACTACAGATATGATGCAATTCTTACAGGTAGAGGTGGACCTTATAAAACACTTAATATTGAAACTGAGCGAGTCATTTCTCGAGAAAGTGACCTAACTTATTACTTAGATTTAACAGTATGGCATCTAGCTGAAAAATAAAAAAATCCCCACACTCTCCATCGCCAAACTTTGAGTGTGAGGATTCAACTTTCCATCAAGCAAGCAATGGAAAGGATGATAAAAAATACACCTATAGTTTATCATAAGTTCTACACCTTTTCAACTATGCGGGCAAGCAATCGAAAAGAAAGGACTTTTTTATGATAAAAAAATACATTACAAAAAAAGGAGAGACTAGATATCTCTTTCAAACATATCTGGGCATAGACCCTGCCACTGGAAAAGAAAAACGCACAACACGCCGTGGTTTTAAAACCATAAAAGAGGCAAAGGCTGCCGAACGCGACCTTCTCTTAGATGTTGAAGAGAATGGTTTTTCAAATAATGAAGATTTCCAGAACCCTACTTTCGCTGAAGTCGCTGAGTTATGGCTAGATAGCTATAAAAACACTGTAAAACCAACAACATATCAGAACGTTAAGAAAAAACTTGATGTTATGATTGACTTGTATTTTACAGATATGAAAATCCAGCAGATCAGTGTAGCTTATTGTCAAAAGGTTGCTATCAAGTTAAGTAATCGCTATATCCTCTATGCCAATTACTACTCTGTAATCAGCCGTATTTTCAAGTATGCCACTTCTATTGACATTATTAAGTCAAATCCATTAGACAAGATTATCAAGCCTAAAAATAGGCCTTTAAAGGGCAAAGAAAACTACTATACAAAACAGGAACTAACCGAGTTTCTTAAAGTTTACCAAGCAAATTGCAAACCAGTAGACTACACTTTTTTTCACTTACTCGCTTTTTCAGGATTGAGAACTGGAGAAGCTATCGGACTCATGTGGTCAGATGTTGATTTTGAAAATAAACGATTAAGCATTTCTCGGACAGCAGTCGTTGTTAATAAAAAACAAACTGTTCAGGACCCTAAAACCAAAATGAGTAAGAGGGTTATCACTTTAGATGATGAAACTCTAAATGTATTGAAAATCTGGAAACGTCAGCAAATAAAAGAATATTTCCAGGCCGGTGTACCTTATAAACATGATTCGAATTATATTTTTACGAACAATAGCGGGGGATGGCTTTTAGCCGCAACTATGAAAGTGAAACTTTTAAGATTCTTTCGTAAACACAATAATCTTAAAAAAATTTCGCCTCACGGGTTTAGACATACACACGCTTCTCTCCTATTTGAAGCTGGTGTTACAGCAAAAATTATTTCGGACAGATTAGGTCATAATAATGTTCAAACTACCCTTGACATGTATACCCACATCAACGATAATCAACGTGTTGAAGTCGTTAATCAGCTTATGGATTTCATCCGCTCCAGCTAA